TACAGTTACAGCCTCAACGAGATGATCTCGGCAGGTGGGGCGATGGTTGACCGGATGGCCATGCGGCGCAACGAGTGGCGGGACTGGATCGGCTTTGCGCCGGATGACGAAATGGAGGAACTGCTCGCCCTGGAAAACTACATCCCGGCTGACCGCCTGGGCGACCAGGGGAAACTTATCCAAGGAGGTGAAACAGATGGAACACAGGAGCCAGAAGACCCGGTTTGACGCGGTGGAATCCGACACTGGGAAATACATAGAAGGCTATTTCGTTGTTTTTCACAGCCGGTACGACATCGCGCCGGGGGTATATGAGACAGTGGAGCCTTCCGCCTTTGACGGCGTTTTGGAACGGGACGACGTGAGGGCTTTAAACGACCACGATTCCCGCCTGGTGCTGGGGAGGACTTCCGCCGGGACCCTGGAGCTGCGGCTGGATGAAAAAGGTTTGTGGGGGCGCATCCACATCAACCAGCAGGACACCGAAGCCATGAACCTTTATTACCGGGTCCAGCGGGGCGATATTGACCAGTGCAGTTTCGGCTTTGACGCGGAGGAATCCACCGATTACCAGAACGGGGAAATACATAATTCCATCCGGCGGGTTACCCGGCTGTATGAAGTCTCCGTTGTCACCTTCCCCGCCTACGAGGAAACGTCGGTGACAGCGCGGAGCCTCCGCCGCCGGGGAGTAGACCAGTGGAAAAAACACATGATGAAACGATTGGAAAGGAGCAGATAACCATGGCATTGAGAAGTATTTTACTGCAAAAGAGGATTGAGGAAAAAAGGAAAGCCGGGCGGAAGCTGAAAAGCGAACTGGAAGCCCTGCGGGGCAAATCGGCGGGGTTCCGGGCGCGGGAGCGGAAGCTCCGGGAAGCGCTGGAGGAAGTCACCGAGGACACCCCCGCAGAAGACCGCAAGGCCATTGAAGAAGCCGTCGAACAGCATGACGAAGCCATCCAGGAGCATGAAGGGCAGATTGCAGACCTTGAGAAAAAAATCCAGCAGATTGACCAGGACATCAGCCAGATGGACGGTGAACTGAAAGAACTGGAGGACAACGCCGAGGGCGTAACCGTCAGCGACCCGCTCCCCGAAACGCAGTTCTCCAGAAAGAGGGCGAGGACGGAACCGATGCAGTACCGGACAAAGTTTTTCGGTATGAGTTTGCAGGAACGGAATGCCTTTTTCGCCAACGGCGAGGTGAGGGACTTCCTGCGGCGGGTGCGGCAGATTGGCCGCGAAAAGCGGGCAGTTAAGGGCGCGGAGCTGACCATCCCGGAGGTTATGCTGTCCCTTCTGCGGGAGAATATTGAGAACTATTCCAAGCTGCTTTCCCATGTCAATCTGAAGACCATCAAGGGGACTGCCCGCCAGCCCATTATGGGGACTATCCCGGAGGCCGTCTGGACGGAGATGCGGGGCGCGCTCAACGAGCTGGACCTGGAATTTAACCAGGTGGTCTTTGACGGGTACAAGGTGGGTGGCTTCTTTGCCCTGCACAACTCCGATTTGGAGGACAGCGACGAGAACCTTGCTTCCGAGGTCATGACCGCTTTGGGGCAGGCCATAGGGTATGCGCTGGATAAGGCGATTCTCTACGGCAAGGGGAGCAGTTCCAAAATGCCCCTGGGTATCGTTACCGACCTGGCTGCGACTGCCCAGCCCTCCGATTATCCCGACGGCGGCCCTGCCTGGGTGGATCTTAGCGCGTCCAACCTGGTAAAGATGGATTCCTCCCTGACAGAAGCCCAGTTTTACAGCCAGCTTGTCCTGAACGCTTCCATCCCCAAACACAAGTACAGCAGCGGGAACCGGTTCTGGGCTATGAATGAACAGACCCATTCCCTCATCCTTTCCAAGTCAGTTATGGCGAATATGGCGGGGGCGTTCGTGTCCTCGGTGGGCATGACGATGCCTATTATCGGCGGGGACATTGAGCTGCTGGACTTTATCCCGGAAGGGGACATCATCGGCGGTTACGGCGATATGTACACCCTGGTGCAGCGGGCGGAAATCGAGCTGGCACAGTCGGAGCATTACCGTTTTATCCAGGACCAGACTGTTTTTAAAGGGACTGCCCGCTATGACGGCAGGCCGGTGATCCGGGATTCCTTTGTTGTAATCAACATCAAAAATACCGCGCCCACAACCGCCCTTGACTTTGCCGAGGATAAAGCAAACAGGACGGAACCCTGACCGGTGGGAGGGATAAGGTATGGAAAGCAGCGGGCTGCTGGCAATTCTGAAGGCTGACCTGCAAATCTCCCATGAATACAGCGATTCCTACCTGGAAACGCTGCTGGAAGCGTCCCGCTCTGCTATCCAGCGGGAGGGGATATGCCTGGAGGATACCGCCGACGATTCCCTCCTGCTGGTTATGTATGCCGCCTACCTCTACCGCAGGCGGGCGGAAAAGGAAAACGCCATGCCGCGTATGCTCCGGTACGCATTAAACAACCGCCTGCTGTCCCAGAAGATGAAAGGAACGGCAGGCGGCGGGAGGGAGGAATCCCCCGATGTTATATGACGCGGGAATCGCCAGATTTTACACGCTGGCAGACGCGCCCGCCCCCGGACAGAGGAAGCTGCGGCTTTCTTCTTCCGGGTGGTACGGGGAGCAGAAGGTAGGAGTTACCCGGTATTACGCGGCCATGGCGGCAAATGTTCGGGTGGAAAAGGTAATCGAGCTGTGGCGCGATGAAAGCATTGTTTCCGGGATGTACTGCATCCCGGAGGACGGGCGGCAGTACCGGGTTGTCCAGGCCCAGCATGGGCTGGATGAAAACGGGCTGCAAAACACTGTGCTGACACTGGAAAGGGTGAACCGGAATTTTGAATTGGAAGAAGATGGGGGAACTCCTGGGGAAGGTGCATGACAATGTAGGGCATTACTCCGCCCGCCGGGAGGAGCCTCCCTATATCGTATGGGCGGAGGACGTGCAGGGGAGTTCCCAGGAATCCGACGGCAAAAAAGAATGGTGGACGCAGCAGGGGACGATTGACCTGTTTACCCTGGAGGAGTTCGACCCTTTAGCGGAACGGATTGAAGATGTTATCAACGAAGCGGGGATAAGCTGGTGGAAATCCCTTACCGACTATGAGGACGACACCGGTTTAATCCACCACGAATGGACATGGGAGGCGATGGCGCGGGATGGGGAGCAACCTTAAACAGATGATGGAAGGAATCAATGAGGTTATGGCTGATTTGCAGAAGGCGGCCAACCTCCAGATGGACCAGGAAGCGGCGGAGCGGATTCTGAAAGCGGGACTTTCCATAGCGGCCGACCAGGTGCGGACAGAGCTGAAGCGGGTGCAGTCGGACGAAACAACCGGACAGCTTCTGGAATCCCTTGGGATTACCCCCATAAAGATGGACAGGGACGGCAACTGGAACGGGAAAGTCGGTTTTGACGGCTACGACCGGAACGGAGCCCCCAACCAGTTAAAAGCCCGCGTGATGGAATCCGGCACCAGCAGGCGGAAAAAACGGCCCTTTATGCGTCCCGCCCTTAACAAGTGCCGGAAGGCCGCAGAGGAAGCCATGATTAAGGCCGGGGAACAAATCATACAGGAACGATTGGAGGAATGAACACATGGCAACGACGGATTTAAAAGCGGTGTATGTGGCTAAGTATGAATATGATTCGGAGAACAACCTGACTTCGTACAGCGGGGGGCGGAGGATTGGCGGGGCGGTCAACCATAACATGACCCCGACGGCGGGCAAGGCGGCGTTATACGCGGACGGCGCGGAAGCGATCACAGCCAACTACACCACCGGAGGGACGCTGACCCATGCCATAGCGGATCTGACCGACGATGACAAGGCGTTTATTACAGGGGTTCACCCTGTCCCCAGGACGATTAACGGCAGGAAAGTGAACCTGTACCCGGAAACCGACGAAATACAGCCGCCTTATCTGGGATATGGGACGGTAAGGGTTGGGATGGATATTAACAACCGGGTTTGGTATGAACCGATTATTTACCCGAAAATCAAGTATGGGGTGGCGGCGGAATCCTACACCACCAAGGGCGAAAATATCACCATTACCGCCGAGAGCCTGACCGCTTCTGTTTTGAAGGATGATGCAACCGGGCAATGGCGCATCTGCGCGGAAAGGCAGGAATCTCTGGAAGCTGCCATTGAAGTGGTGGAGGCTATTCTGGGCGGGGAAAAGGCATAACAAAAGACTGTGAAGGGGTTTCTTCACAGCCTTTGAAACAGTTGTTTTTATGTAGCGCTGGCGGTTTTGGCTTCCAGGACGGAAACGCGGGTCTGGATGTTGTCTACCTGGGCTTCAAGTTTTTGGGTTCTGCCTTCCAGCTCCTTGTCCTTTTCAAGGGAAATGTCGCGCGCGTCAAACAGCGCGTCTATCCGTTTGGTGATGCTGTTTTCAATTATGATGCTGAGTTTTTGGGTCTGCTTGTCGATTACGTCAATAAACTCCATCCTTTGTGCTTGAAGCTTTTCGTCAATTTGGCGGGTGTAGGTTTCCAAACGGTCTATACGCTGGCCTTGTTCGTCAAAGCGTGCTTCCAGGCGATCCATGCGCTTGTCTTGCTCATCAAAGCGTGCTTCTAAGTGATCCATGCGCTTATCTTGTTCAGCAAAACGTTTGTCTATTTGTTCCGTCTGCGCATCCAGCAGGGATTTAATTTGACTTAGCAGTTCATTGTTATCCACGGTTCATCACTCCTTTGGTTTCAGTATATCATAGGGGGCTGGAACTGTCAATGAAGTTTAATCCGCCACCATAATTTCATCCCCTATTTTAAGATAACTAAGCGTATATTCATCTGGTTTATTGGGTGACTGCTCTATAATGGCAGTATAGGAACTGGAAACCGGAACGCCAAAAGAGTTTTCGGAGGTTACAGAAGATTTTACTGTTACCTTATCTGTTTCACGCTCACAGGTGCAGAGATCAGAAAAGTCAGCAGAAGAAGGGGCTTTTAAAAACTTTTTTACATATAACTGTGCCTCTATTTCAAATTCAAGATCGGAGCGGTTTTCCCAATAAAAATAAGACTCATTAACTGTATCATTGTTGTAGATTGTACCGTATTTACTTGTTATTTTTGACACTTCATTTCCATCAAATACCACTAAATATGTAATCTGTTCATATTTACCAGCCACCATTGTTACTTCATTGTCATTGGTAACTGACGGAGTAATTGATGCAATATTTTCTAATTCAGACTTTGACAGAACAGAATTTAATGCTTTTACCCTCCCGGAAGGATAGTCTTTATCCTGCCAGGCAGAAGCTGTATTAACATTATTAATAAATCCTGACAAATATTGCAGCACAAATGTGAATAAAACGATACATCCAATTATCTTCCAAAGTAGACGGGTATTTAATTTTGGTCTTTCTGTGTGTGCTTTTTGAGAGACTGTTGCAGTGTTAGGCTGGTATTCGTTGACGGCAGTGACTTGGCTGGTATTTGCAACAGCTTTAGTCCCACAGTTGGGACAAAAGTTCCCCTCAAATTGTTGGCCGCAGTTTGTGCAGTACATATAGCTTCTCCCCTTTGTTTGTCGATACTTAAATTATACCAAATTATCTTAAATAATCAACATTTCAGGAGGCTAATTATGGCAAAAGGTATTGGAATTAAATTCTATCTGGAAAAAAATCCAGAACTAAACCAACAAATCAGAGAGACCACCGAATCTTTTAAAACGATTAAAACAGAGGTGGAAGCGGTTTCCTCCGCCTACGATGCCGCAGATCAAAGCACTGAAAAACTGACTAAAATAAACGAAACCCTCACAGAATCAGTAAAAGTCCAGGAAAAACGATTGGATGCTCTGAAACAGGGATTGGCCCTTATAAAAAAAGAAACAGGGGAAACCAGCTATGAAACGAAAAGATGGGAGCAGACTATCAACCGCGCCACCGCCGAACTGAACAAAACCAACCGACAGCTTGAGAATAA